AATCCACACTCGCTGACTCACTCCCTTGCCCCCCCAAATAACGGCACTTCACATCTTCATCCGCAATCAAAATATACTTCTCACCCGTGGCGGGATCGATAACGGTGGCACCGGCATACTTGGCGAATAAAATCATATCCCCCACCTTCGCCCACGGCTCGAACTGCCATTCCTCACGCTGCCAAGCGATAGGCCCAATCGCGATAATCTTGCCACAAATGGATGCCCTTTCTAACTGATCCACCTGCGTTTCAAGCACCGTAATAATGCCCCCTGCACTGGTCGTTTCAATCGTTTCTGGCTGGATCAAAACGGTATATCCCAACGGTTCTATCATGCTTTATTTCTCACTCAGTTAATCCCACTCCCACGGGCAAATCCGTGTTGATGTCGCCATCTTTTATCTCATTGATAAAATCAATAATATGCCTAAGCTGTAACGTCGAACCCAAGGCTTTGGCATTTAATTGAATCGTTTCCTCACTGCTTTTTCCGGTGTAGGCACCACTGGCCCAACGCGCTTCAATGGATTGGCTGGCCACGGCCAGGACTTCGATCATCCAATCCATTTGGCGGCTGTTAGCCCACTGCTGTAACTCTTCACTCGTGACTTCATTCATTCAAGTACCACCATCATGACATTGCTCAACCCAGTCATAAGATTTTTCAAACACAGAGGCGGGGCAATGATAAAGTTCATCCTCTACCCCACGCATCAAATAATCACCAGCGGCTGCTTGAATCACGACACCCTGTGGAGTATTCACTCGAAATGCCTCCTCCATTTTCATGGCCTGAATCACAATAGGCCGCTTCATACAAGACTTCAACTGTCTTTTATCACTATCACTTAATCGATTTAAATAAGGGGGGAAATTCTTCATTTATTTATCCTATGCTAACGGGGGTGCGGGACTGGGTGCCGCTGCTGCTGGTGCAGGTGATGGCCCTGGTGCGGGGGCTTGTGCGGCGACTTCACCCGGTGCGCCTGCGGGTGCTTGCTGTGGTGCTTGTTGCGCCTGTGCCTGCTGTTGGGCTTGGGCTTGTAAGGCTAACTGCTCACTTTGTCTTTGTTGGCTCATTATTTCTTTCACTTCTGCTAATTGCTGTTGCAACAAATTAATTTGAATGCCTTGTTGCTGGGCTTCGGCTTTGGCTAAATTCAAAATCGCCTGGGTATTGAGTTCGACTTCTTTGGCTTGTTGTTCTTGCGCTTTAATGGTGAGTTCCGCTTGGGACTCTTGGGCTTGCAACTGCAAACGTTGCTGCTCAATCTCAACGCGTGGATCGGTTTGTGGGGCTTCGACTTGCATCAACGCTTGAATATCGGGCTGGTTCTCTGCCTCCAACACTCGCTGCGTCACCACTTGTGGGTTCACCGTACCGAGTTGGATTAAACCCAACAACGATTGGGCTTTGGCGGTGCGTTGTTCTTGTGCCGTGGCATTGGCATCCGCCGCCGGTATCACATCCACGTTCGTTAAATTGTAATCGGCACTGAACACTTGGCCACTGTTCGGTTGCCCCTGACCTTGCCCACCCCCTAACGACTCATCCACAATATTGAAATAAGTTTCAGGGTTCAGGTAAGTGGTATTCAATCGGTACAGCTTTCTTAACTCGCTGTTGAACGACTGGTAGGTGCGTTTCACAATGCCGTTGAACACTTTCAAACCTTGTTCTTGGCGAATGCGGGTAGTGGTGGCTTTTTCATTGTCCGAGGCATTGCCGCCGACAAATAAATCGGTGGTGGCTGACATCTTTTGTCCGGCGTCAATCATCAACGACAAAAGATTCAAAGTGACATTACTCGGTTCACGCACCGGGGTTAACATGATGCCTTTGCGAATATCATCAATGGCCGCATTCACATCCACGAACTGCCCCGGTAACACCCGTATGGTGCCTTTTTTCATGTTGAGGTTAGCGGACAAAAACCCTGAGTTGTTATTATATAAGGTGCCGGTATCGAGCAATTGATTGATCGAGGCATTAATCGTATTGTTTAAAGGAGCCAGCAAAGCACCGTAAGATAAATCATAAAATCCGCCGTCAGGACTGGGCAGGAAACCATACTTAGTGAAATATTCAATCGGGTTAATCGCAAGAACTTTTCCTTTATCACTAAAAGCGATGCTGCTCTGATCATATCGTGCCGTCACTCTCAAGACTTCTTGGGTATCAAACAACACCGTAATAATGTACGGCTCTTCATAACCGTCTTTATCTAAGTCGTACCAAGTGTGGCATTCGATAATCAAATACGGCTGGTTACCATTGAACGAAGACGATAACCCTTGGCGCTCATCCGACACACTGCGATCCCGCTCTTCACTGGCCTCACGCTTGATATCAAACTCACGGTACACGCCCAAATTCATCAGTCCGATGATTTGGTTTTTAGTGCGATCAAACACATGGGTTTTACTGTAAGCGTCTTCAATATTTTTAGCCCAGTAGTTAATCACCAAATCACTGGGCATCACCAAATCGCTCATGTTCATCCCGCGATCTTGGGAGAAATAAGTCTTCTTGAAAAAACAGCCCACGGTCGGCAACACATTAAACCCTTTGTCCATATCGGGTTCCCACGTCTGCATTTCGTAGAGCAATTGATACGACATGTGCTGCTCAATGCGCTTGGCTGAGTTAGCCTTTTGCCCCTGCAGATCTTCGCCAATCACCACCGTTTTCACCAAGTTTGGCGTGGTAATAATGGCCGGGTAAATGCTGCTAGAAAAACTAATCGCAGCGGTCGTGATCAGTGGGTATTTGACATTCGCGGCATTGGGCCACGGCATGTTTTTACGCTGCCTAACCTGCATGGCCAGCTTCAATACTGAATCCTGTTTGGCCTCCCAATCGGTGCGAGAAGACTTGTCGTCCTCATAACGCTCGACAATCTCACGGCCCATTTTTTTCAACACATCATCATCTAAATCTTTGGCAATGTTAATCACATCGACAAAATCACTAAGATTAACGGCCACGGGTTATTTCTCCTATTGCGCCGGGACTAGAGGGAATCACTTTAGGCACAGGGGCCGAGCAACCAATCGGTTCACCCGCTTCATTTAATCGGATAATCATCGAAGTCACCTGGTTAGCTGTCATCACGTAATACGCATAACCATCAATACACACCGACATGTGGTAGTTCGCATAAGGCTGATTTTGTAACGATAGCTGATCGGCTTGTTTTTGAAACTCAAAATAGCCCAGTACCGACATGGCAATCGCCGTAAGGGCCCCGGTAATGGCTGTGATGGACTTGCCTTTCGTCATGCGCTAATACCCGGTGTCATAGCAAGCATTGTTGCCTCCATAGTAATAACTGTCCTCAAAGGCTTGAGTATCATACTTGGTATCAATCGCTTCTTCTTCCGTCATCGCCGATTGGAATTTATCCAGCGTCAAACCAATCCACGACAACGCATCGACTTGATCATCATGTTTGCCACGCGGGAATAATAATAATTCATTTTGGCAATCGGGGAACCAATCGGCTTTCTCATTAAAGAAGACACCCGCTGCTTTCATTCGGGCATTAAACGACTGCGCTCTCACTAACTTATCCGTCGTGGGATTGATCGGGTTCATATTGATATAGATCCCCCGGCGGCGCATTTCTAGATTAATAATCGGCCCCAGGGACTTTTGTATTTTGTCCGACTCAATGGTGAAAATAGCGGGTTTGTATTTCACTTGCACCGCAAATAAATGATCAATAATTTCTAACGAATCCCAACGGCCTCGCACCATATCCACCACTAACACGCGGTTTTCATCATCCAAGCAACACACCGCAATGGCGGTATAATCCGAGGTCTCTTTTTTGGTAATGGCTAAATCCGCCGCCGCATAATAAATCGGATGCCGGGGCAATTTAAACTTCACCGCGTGGAAATCAATCTTGCGGAAAAAAGCCGTCTCATCATCAATGGGCCAGTTCAAATACTCCCTGGAATAGATCTCAGGAATGCCCCGCATCACATATTCTTTACGCTTCTTTTTCAGTCTCGCCTTGGGCCAACGCTCCGGCCACAGGATGGTTCTAAACGTCGGCGTGTGGGCTTGAAATCGATCACTCAACCAATTGTCATCGGATAACAACGACTCTAATAAAGAATCTAAATGCAAAATCGTACCGACCACCCGAATTTTACCGCGAGTGCTTAAACACGGTAACAACGCACTGTAGAACCAATGACTCAACTTGACCCTTCGCTCTTTAGAGGTGACCGCCGTGTCATCCTCTAAATCATCCACCACAATTAAATTGGGCCGTTTATGCTTCCACTTCAACCCTCGCAAACGCTGCTCTGCCCCAAAAGCCGACGCTCTAAATTGATGCCCATCCTTCATCTCAACAATGATGTCAGTGGCGCTTTCCTTGACGAATTTACTCACCCCGAACATCTGAATCAGATCATCATTGGTGGTCAACTCCATTGTCACGTCCGATAAAAACAAACCCGCTTGGCGTTCCGTGTCTGAGACAATCAAGGCGTAATCCGAACTGCGAAATAACAACTCACACATGAAATAACTCAGCGTCACCGCTGAGCTTTTCCCATGATCACGCGGGGCCGCCATCGCCACCTGTTTTTCCTTGTCACAACACATGCCCCACATCGTCCGGTGGAACCTGGGGGTCGGACAAGGATCATCAAAATTGGGCAGCAACATCTTTTGCACAAAACCATCCACCGTGTCAGCACTGAGTTGATGATATTCCGTGGCCATACTAGTGGCTCGGTATCTCTGGTGATCGGGTTAAACGTCTGAGGGTCTGGTCAGTGCAATGAGCAATGTCACGATCATAACCAGCACAATGATCAACACGATAATCATCATTAACAACGGTAGAAGGACCAGTCGCCATAGACTGATACGGTGCCTCGATAGGTTGGTTGACCACTGATTTAGGGTACGCATCAATCACCCGCTTGTCGTGAATCATTTGGAACCCGTTAGGGTGCATAAAGGCGTAGTATTTTGTGTCGATGGGCTGGTCAAAACTGATTAAGTTAGGATGAGAAGCGATAAAAATAGTGGGATCATTGGTGACGTGTTGTGGACGATTGACAAAAAAAATGGAAAAATATTTGTTATGAATAAAGCCTGTTATGTGCCACTTATGCTTACTCACCACGTCGTGCTTTCCGGCACAAGCTTGCTTTAGTAACTTAAACACCTGATGGAAATTAAATTCTTTGTCAGTGGTTGAACTCGAAACAAAAAGACCAAATTGACTGCGATGATTGACGATTTCATTCACCGTCAAACGATGCACCGGCAAAATCATACCTGCCACATCCGTCATGGTGAACTCTCCACCAGCACCGTCTCCCCCTCTACGATGGGTAACTCATGTGGCAACGGCGTCACATCCTTGGCTTTCACTTCACGGGCAATGTCCGCCAATCCATCCGCAATCTTGCTTAAAATACGCGCTTCGGCATCCGCACTGCCCATTTGCCGGGTTTTCTTATCCAAGGCATCACACTGGGTCATCATCATATCGACCACATAAGCCGAATCTCGCGCTGACACCGCCAAGTTTTGGATCTCACCGTCCTTGCCTATTTTTTGATCGCCTTGCTCCATTCTTTTCGACAAATTGATCAATCCGGCATCAATGAGAGCATTGCAACGCGCTCGCAATTTTGTCCCATGTTCGGCGACGATCGCCCCATGTAGATGCTCCCACCACTCCGTTTGGCGAGATTCATGTACTTCGCGTATCGTCAACCCCGTGATTTGTGCCGCCCCCTTCAACGATCCGGTCGTTAAAAAAGCCACCACCAGCTCGATTTTCTTGTCTGGATCAAGCCCCTTGTGGTAGATAGACGGGTGTTGAAAGGCCAAATCATCGTATTTATCGATGGGATCGAGGGTTAATGCTGTCGCTTCTGCCATTTCTTTCTATCCTAAATGGGAGTTGGCCCTAAGTTTAGACCAAAAATACACCATCAACGTGCATTTTTGCAACACAAACTTGAGATTTCCCCCAAACCGTTGCATTTTTGCATCGATATAGCCGTAGAAACCACAGAAAAAGGAAGATTAAATGATGAGGAATAAAAAAGACAATATCGTTAATTTGCCCACCGGCATCACTCAGCGATGTTGCCCTGACTGCGGCTATCTTGTGTCACAACTAGAAATTGATCTATCGATTGTGAATATGAAATGCCCTCGCGGTTGCGAGTATGATTTCAGTCAATTTCAACCATTAAAAGAGGATAACTTGAGATAAAAAAGGACTCCCGTGTTCACCTGAGTTTGGCGACGACAGTAAACACGGGATTGATCTAGCTGACAAACACACTCAGAAATGGGGACATAAAGTGGGCAGTGCTGAAACCACCCACTTTACAGACCGCTTTGAAAAACACACAAGGACTATCGAACTGGACAACAGCCGGTCGTTAGTAGCGACCGGCCAATCAACATACAACACACAGGAAGTAATTATACTGACATTTGAAGATTTCTCAAATGATCAGAAATTACCTCATCATTATAGCGTATCGATTTTAGATAGCTAGGGGGGAGTGGAAGGAGTACAAATAAATCAGAATCATGCCAGTAACGTCTGACCAGCATGATTCCTAAGCGTGAGCTACATTTACCTCAATCACTCACACCTAATACTTGGATAAATCGAGACCGCTCGAACACCGTGGAACCAGCGGCCCCTTGCCAGCACCCAGGGATTGGAGTCTATCGGCGCTGACTCTTTATTATTTACTCCACATTTATTCGCGGTAACTCACTATGCCTGAAACACTAAATATAGTGAAACACTCCACGCAAATATTGACACTGACTGGGAAAGCAAACTCATGCTAGGGTCAGTCCCAAAAATCAGGGATCGCTAAATACTCTCGTTGATCCACCGACGAGACCACTATGCAATATTTAACCAAAAGTGTCAATACATTCATCTACAATTTTATCATCCCTTTTTGTATCGCCATTGCTTGATAATCTTCAATCATCTTAATGCGCCACCGTCTCGCCAAAGCAAATGCCTCCTCCCTGCTTCGCTTCTCCCCCACCGAAAATGATTTGGTGACACGAATACCCAAAAACTTGTTATGGCACTTAGCCACCACTAACACATACACCCCATGACCTCGCGGCTTCTGCCGAGTCGTCATAAAAACCCCCGCATTGGGATCGGGCCTGGGATACCCCAATCGCATCGACACCTTCTGCTCGGCCGAAAACTCAGCCACCGCCTGATCCCGAAACCGCATGGCCGCCCGTAACGCCATCTTCGGCCCCGCATAATCTTCATCTTTGAAAACCTGATACACTAATTTTTGCTGATGTGCCTTAATTCGCACTAACCACTGGCGGTGAAATCGGCGAATATAGCGGTAATGGCTACCCCACCAAGCATTTGACGCAAAGAAATCTATTGGCATCCGTCAAGCATAGCATACCCCTAGTGGACACAAAAATGTTGACGCCTGAATTTATCTAAACTACTATCTCAATAGTTGATGATGGTTTTGCATATCGAAATCAACAGAGGAAGCAATATTTTTGATTCGGATATTGCTTCCTCACCTTACTGATGCTGCCAACTGGGGATGGAAACGATGAGTGACGTAGAAGATAACAATGCTTTCATTCTAGAGTGCAACAAACTCACCACCCAGTTTTTACTCTTATCTAAAAACTCTATTAGCGAACAATTCGGCCAAGGATTTTCAGACCAACACCCAGAAATTGTAGCGAGTTATCTCCAATCGCTCACCCACATGTATTTGGCTAGTCTGCACAAAAATGGCATGGATAGTCTTTTCGAGGACTTAGAAGAAAAACTTGAGTGGATTAGTAACTCGATAGACAGTAAATGAACACACCCCATAATGCCCCCTGCTCCCGCTTCCTGTACCACCGACTTTCCCAAGAATTACTCGTCTTTCAGCTTTACCTTTTCTGCCAAAAACCCCAACCGCCCGAATACATCTTTGCCGAATTGTACGACACCTATGTACAAATGCTGCATGCCTACCCCGATCCACCTCGGCAAATGGAAATCAAAACGCTCATCTTGCAAGATGCTTTGGCTGAATTTTGCCGTGAGATCATTGTGAAAATTGAGCGTGAAACTACGACGGCACATGACATGGTGTTGGCACTGTCATTTAAATGCGATCAATTCAAACATGAAAATCTCTTGTTACTGATCCATTTCAAAATAGCGATGGGTGAATATTTTCCTGAGGATTAAATCGGTTCCCCAGAAAATGCTCAAAAAAATAAAACCACTTTTCCGATCGCAGTGAATCCAAGCCCAAAATTAGAATGAGTCTAAACGCTCGGATGGCGGGGTCAACGAAATCAAGTAGACCGGCATGGATCTTGTCTAACCAGTTAAGTGGATAAGCGAGGTGATTAACATGGGCATGAGTACTATTTGTTGGCATGTATTTTTACTGAGCGCCAGTATCTATCTCGGTGCAGCGGGTCTATTCTGGTGGTGGTACAGGTCCAAATTCCACCGTCACTAGCAGGGTTTTAGGAGATCTCGGCTTCACCAGTAGGAGGGGGTTTTGAGGGTTTTGAGGCTTGGGGATGGGCTGAAAAAGGTGGATGATATATACCCATTATGCTCTTAGGGTCATTGGAGATTAAGGGCTTACCCGTGGTGTGAGAGTCCTGAGTGGTGGTGGGGGTATTGAAATGGGGGTATTTTGGTGGTATATGAGTTTGGGTCTAATTCCCATAATCACAATCGTGGTACCCCCCCCAAGGGTAGGGGTTTAATCTCACGTAAGGGGTGACGGTGGGGTGACTCGGTGGGACGACTCCCCTGTGTGGAATGCGTCTAGCTCTCATTAAATATATTGCAAGTGCTTGATTTTGAATGGGTCTTAGTCTCAGCCTAAAGCTTAAGCGCAAGAAGATAGCCTATTTTCAAGCCGATGAGAAAGTAGTTGACAGGAATGAAAAGTGTTCATTATCGGACAGTGACACTTTTGGTCACATTTTCCCCCCCAACAAAATCAACCCCCTCCCCAATTTAACCACCACAACCACTCACCACTCCACACCATCAACCCATCAAATACCCAACACAATGCCCACCAAGGCACGCTACCCATCCACCTACCCAACACCACCTCAGTGCCCCTCTCAACACCACAAGTGCCACATCCTACTGTTAACCCTTAATCTCCTAATCCCATCTACACCACAAGGTATTTAGGTTTAGACTCAGACCAAGCCCAATTCAGACCTAGACTAAGCCCAAGTCCATCTACCCTGATCTCCAAAGACCATACAACTTTCAATGTCAATACACATATTGCTACATATACATAGTATGCAATAAAGATATAAATAAATGTGAAAAATGTATTGACACTCTTGATTAACTTATGTACAATTGATATATCAACTAGAGAATACAACGTCAATACACAACAAGGGGATAGCAGCATGTTAACAACAGCACAGACATTAGTAGCCAACTTTGAAGAAGGCTTTATCGAGGATTACAACGAGTTGAGTGAGGCGATTGAAGACATTCGTGACACGGAAACTGTCAAGCGTCAACCTGATGGCACTCGCCTCACCTACACCTTTGCCGATGGATCAGTCTTGCAACTGCAATCCGAATACGCCTGTATGAATTCACCATGGCGTTCAGTACGAGTGATAACCACGGCTCAACTCGCTAACTTCAACTAACCACCACGGCCACGGAGGGCCATCCATCACTAACTAAGGATGGCTTTATCTTAGGTAAACAAAAGAGAGAGACGACAAAATGAATACAGACAATTACTATAAATTAGCTAATAGCAAAAAAGAACAAAACAAAGTATATGAGTCAAAAAAAATCGCTCTAGCAAAGGTAGAACTTGATATCTACAATTTAACACGCAGATCTCAATGCTCACATGATTATATAAATTTAAGGCAAATGAAATGATAATGACTTTAAAACCCGTTGAATATAATAAGGATTTATTCGATATCTGCAAAAAATTAAGAGGCAAATGGAATGATGAAAAAAAAGAATGGAGGTTATCAAGCATCAATGAAAAATACATTAATGTATTAGACATTAAATACAAATCAGTCAAGCATAAAGTGAGGATAACGTTTGGGACGACGGGTGCACATCAAGCATTGCGCAAGGCTTATTTTATTGGCGGGTTTGAAGTGGCAACAGCGGTCAGCAGAAAATCTGATGTTAAAATGACGTCACGGATTGAGTTAATAAAAGGAGGGGCTTGCGGCATAGGAACCATTATTGATTTTTATACTTTTATACGTCCGAACACTGTGATTGAAATGTTACTACCTGAATTAATTATCGATGAAGTCATTGAAAAAGGAAGGGGTATTTATAAGCTAGAGATAATTTAATAAAGTACTCAAGTTCTCGGCACGGACGGCTTTTCCACTAACAAAACTTAATAGGAAACTCAACATGCACGTACCCACACTCACCGAATTCGAACTCGACCGCAACTCACAAGGCGCGTGGATTGAAGTCCATTTTGAACTCGACGGTGAACACATCGCTACTGATATCCGCCTCGACAGCGATGGTGATGTCTGCTTCACCGAAACTTATCTTCACAACTGTTCAGGCGATTATGAAGAAGACGACCACATTGATAGTGACGCCGTTGAATCATTCATCGACAACCTGTTAATCCGTGGTGGTGAAGCGTTGATGGCCGATCGTTATGACACAGCAGAAAAATGGTGGCGTGGACTAGGGCTGGATGGTCGCACCGCTTATGCCAACTCACGGCTTAATATCAACACCAGCGATGCAGTACATACTGTACTAGGCAACGTGAGAAACTACTCCCTCATTGTCGATCACGTCGTTAACCATGTCATCCCGTCCATGATGGATGCCGGTGATTATTTTTAATGCCTGTCATATTTGATGTATGACAATTTCAATACGGCTAAGGACGGCCAACAACTTGAAGGTAAATCGATAATGAGCAAGCGACTAGACCAGTTTTTTTCAGAATTAAAATTAAGTGATAGTGACATTTGTGCGGGACTCACCAATGGTGATATTGATCGTCCTAGCTGGATCAGCATCAGTGAAAATATGGATCATTTAAAAGTCATCGATAACGAGACGACCGAGTGTTTTTCAATGGGTTTTACTGTAATAAACAACGTGGAAACTTTTACATTTGCAATAAAGGGTATCGTCACTTGTAACACAGCGGAAACAGAAACTGGATTTTGCAATGTGGAAATAGATGAGTGCATCGAAATAGATGAAATAAGTGCACAAAAAGCAAAAAATAAGTTTTTTGAAGAGAATGAAGCCTACGAATACCACGGAAAATTAATAAAATGCGATGCGCAAACAGGTGGATTAAAATACCAGCTTTATTACACAGGTATAAACGAAACAAACGAGCAATTTTTATCGATTGATTTTATCACATAACATTTAACAACAGGATTAAACAAAATGAATCAACCAAACAACAATACGCTTGCCTCTACCCTCTCATTTTTTGCCAAACTAATTTACTACACCGTCGTTGTTTGCGTGTGGGGCATTGGCTTGTCATTGATGGCGGTCGGTGCATGGGTATCGTTGCAATGGGCAGTCGGTTACATCGGGCTAGGATTCACCATCGTCATCAGTTTACTCATCATTATCATTCACCAACTTGCAAAAAAATAGGCACAAGATAATGCACACACTAATAGACAAAATCCAATCGTATGTTGCACTCAATCCACACACGTTTGCCGAGTCGCACTTTGGCACGCTGAAGCTGGCTACCCATCGCAGTTACGGTGATGAATTGCCCGTTATCTGTTACGACAGCGACAATAAAATCGTGGCACTGTATGACATAAAAACGCAAACATTTAAGTGGACTAAAAAATCATGAAAATATCTATCATCACTGCATTAGGACTTAACGCCACCATTGATTTTCAGCGCTCAGTGGTTTGCATTGTCGACAAAAAAATTGAAGCTAAGCTAAGATCCCACCGGGCTATTCTGGCAACAAAAGCCCACACTGAACATAAAAACTGGCCGAAAAATGGTGGATACTACATTAACGCGGATGAATTATTTATCGCACTTGATGCTGATCAAGCTAGAATTTTTGATGACGCAATGGATCAATACAGACAATCAAGGATAAAAACAAAACCCACGACAGCGCGTCAATTTGATAACGGCTATTGCCATCGGTGCGAAACTTATTGCTTCGGTGATTGTACCGCCAGCAACGAATAGGCATTAATCATGATTAAATCAACAGTAAAACTCATCGGTAAACTTATCAATCAAATTATTTGGGCAGTGGGCATGGGGTTCATTGTCCTTGTATCATCCATCACTTTAGCCACGTATATAGGAGTTATTTAAATGGATAAATCCGCTGAACACTTCGATAGAGAAAAATATTTTGATAGCGAGGGCAGTTACCGATTATTCATTAACAAGGAGGATAGAAAACTAGCAGACGTAGCCAGACAGAAAAGGGTTGAATACTACGGTCAGGTTGAAAGGGAAAGAAGAGACAATTTGAACAAGAGAACGAAGCCCACGCATCAGCCTATGGATACTGATACATTCGGCATTGCTGTCGGCGTGATCTCATTAATTATTTTAGTGACTCCTATCGTTTTTCTACTGATTTTATGGATATATCACCAATTTTAAAGGCTTTACCACAATGAGAATTCTCTTTGGAAATGAAGTACCCGTTCCACAAAAAAGAGGCGCTAGACGTTTATCATCTAGCGTACGCAAGAAAATGATTAGCATACGCTTGCCACCTCATCTTATTGAGTTAATAAAAGATGATGAGCGTTCACAAGCTGAAATCATTGAACAAGCGCTTACTGAACTTTTTGAAAACGAATCTTAAACCACTACCGGAGTAAAATTGATATGCAAAATCAGACCAACACCGTACAAAAAGCGATTAACGAAAACGTACAGTTTATCATTGACGCTGTTAGCCATTGCGTTGCACTACCAATGACTGATCAAATCAAAAAGACGGATCAATCACGATTGCTAATGTGGCAAGTCCACCACCACTCACTCATCATCAACGTGAGTTGCCACGGTTTTTTAGCTAGCTACTTTAATTCAACCTGTGACGATGCTAGTCATTGTCAAGTTTGGTTAGCCCACTGGTTACCCCAACCGTATGATCTAGCCCCTTTAATCTCAGTCATCCACCGATATCAAGCAGCCATGGAAAATTGTGCTAAAATAAAACACGGTGGGCAACACGTCCCAATCCCAGCGGTCATGCTTGATCATGTCCCGCGTGTTGGTCCCACCATCCCTCAACCTCTATCTGCAACCATGGCTACCGTTACACCTAAACCGGCATCAAACGATCCAAAATATTACTCAACTGAGGAAAAAGCATCAATTTTGGCCGATTTTGGTTTTGAACTGGATATTGTCGATCCTATTTTTGACGAAACTTATGGCGTACCGGATGGCACTAAGTGGTGGGTAAAAACAGGTTGTGCGGACTACGACGATGCACTGGATGCGGTCATTAACTGCTTAAAAGAGCGTTGCTACTTGCCCACGTCATACGATGAGATTGTCGAATATACCCATGTCGACTGGTTAACACACGAGTACTTGCAACAACAAATCAATGAGCATGGCGCTACCACGGCCAAAGCGATTGAACGAATTTATGACGTATTTAACCGACTTGATCCCTTGCTTGATACTCCCTTGCCGCCACCGTCCTTGATCGAGATCAACAAAAATGTCATGACGTACAAGATAAAATGGCAAGATGTTGAAATATTAATCGATCTTGACGGCACATTGCTTTATCAAAAAGACGGCGATTGGCAAAGCATCAGCTTGTACAGTGGATTGAGTCAAGTAGCGCAAGCCTTGGCGGAAAATCAAAGTACAGTGCTGAACGTCGCAAGTAGTTAATTATCTTATCAACACCAGCCATTCTCTTAATCAACTTATTTTTATCAAGATAAGTTGATTAATATTATCACCGTAATATTGACACATATTTGTCATTGTATTGACACTTGTATCCATGATCTGTTATCTTAACCTCATCTTAAACAAATAAAAATGGTTTTGTCCCATGAAAAACGTCACAGTGGGAGACCGTGTTGGGGATTTAGTTACAGATCAATCTTCTTTTTCCGTCTCTCGTACTCAATTAAATATTTTAAAATCGTTCAATCTCAATCTGATTTGGATTGATGCAACTTATGTCGTTATGCATCAAAATCAAGTTTGGTACACGACTAACTGCACCGACCGTGAAGAAGCGCTCACGGAAACCATGCGTGAATTGCAATTACGTTGCTATTTGCCGCTGCCGGTTAACGAAATTTACGCTGAGTTAATTTTATCTATTGATACCGTCAAACTATTGCAGAGTGACATTACTCGGTATGGTGCATTAACAGCGGTACATATCCAAAAAGCCTATGCGTTATTTAATCGACTCATTTTTGTGGCTTGTGACACGATTCAGTCCCCTAAACTCACCATTTTTGACAAGCATCAGTCCACCTACTCGCTGTTTTGGACTCGTATTATGTTGCGCATCCATGACGATGATGTCATCACCGCACACTATCAAGACAAGACGAAAATCATCAATGATTATGATGGTCTTGAAGATATTTTGGAACGACTAAAATGAGTTTACCCGCGTTCAGATACAATGATCAAGTCACTAGAATGGGTACATTTAAGTACAACACTACCTCAACGCTTGAGCGATTTGGACTTACTCTAGTTGAGAGTACCAACAAAAAATGGCGTGGCTATCAGGTCATGCTCAATGGTAAAGTCTGGTACTACACGGGCTGTATTAAGTATGCTGAAGCGGTTAAAGAGACGGTACGTGAATTACAATTGCGTTGTTACTTGCCCGTCAACGCTCAAGCCATTGTTGATAATTGCGTGATTAATCGTCGAACGAATCTAAAACTGCAACAACACATTAAACAGTACGCGCATCAATCAGCGGTACTCATTCAGTGTGCCATTGAATTGCTACAACAATTAGCCTTGCTGCTAGGTCAACCGGCATCAGATCCCAGCCAAATGAAATTTAATCCACTGCTACGCACCTACTTGATGACGTGGGGTACTCATGCTACCTCACCATTTTTCGTAAAAATAGATCTTGATCTAACGGTGAGCTTAAAACTATCTGAAGAAACTTTTTTCCTTAAACACAGTGGCAAACCCGGTTTTGATCAAGGATCAATGGAACGACTCGCGGCGGTAATGCCCAGCAAGAAAAAACTGGTGGCGGTTGTACCTGTACCTAAGCCTAAACCAAAAACGCTGCCACATTATTTAATACCATCAGCCGTGCATCAGCCTGTGCCACATAATCCGTTGCATACTCCCATTAAACCCGTTAGGAAAACAATTGCTGAACGCAAACAAACCTTGATAGATGAATTAACCGCTGAGTTAAATGGTTACTAAAGTACAAGGAATAGCCTATACTTATTCATACTCTAGCATTGATCCGATCTATTGCGAGTGAACAGGTGACCTAATAATTAGGGAACTTCAGTCGACCGTTGACGAACGACAGTCTGATGAAATACTGGTGAGGTCAATAGATGACCGCTTGGAAAGACAAGCACCTTTCTTGATGACGCTAGGGATTTATTCCTTTATTACGCCACGGTTTTATCTGTTTTCTTCTTCCGATTTTTAACCCGATAGTGCAGATAATTTGATACTTTTTTATCGGGCTGAGTGGGTTGGCATTCGTTAAAAAAATCCATCGGGGGGTACTCACCAAACTTATGCTTGTACGTGTGTGATGCCCAGCCGCGTTTGTAGTGCTTGTAGTCTGCCCACCACAGGAACATGCTAAACCATTGCCGACGTTCCACCTCTTTTTTAAATACCTTATCCGCTTCCGCTTTTAGTAAAATCCCTTCCGTCGTTAGCACTTGACTGTCGACGATTCTATCCTGTACTTCGTACCCGCAAATTTCACACGTTCTACCCACATGCCTTTGTTTTGCGACATTACAATTTGGACACACTCTCACTTTTGATTCTGTGAGCTTGTTACTCATTGAGCGATTGCTCGTACTCAATGTATCCGGCGTCGAGTCATTGGGCAAGCCGTGGCGTAGCTGGCAATTACCCGCGTGATCTAACACCAATGCTTTAGTCTTGCCCTCATATAATCGTTGCACTCGACCGTGGCGCTGATGAAATCGGGACAAGGACAAGGTGGGTGCGGCATCGATCAAGCAAGAGGCGACCGGCGAATCATAGCCCTTCGTCACGAGGTCAACGTTGACAATCACACGCACCAATCCATTATCAAAACTCTCTAATATTTCTTTACGTTCTTTTTTATCCGTATAGTAGTCGATTGACGCCGCAAAAATCATATTATCCCGAAATGATTGAGCTAACTCTTTCGCATGATCGGTATTGACCGCAAAGCAGATCGTTTGCCGGTTCTCACCCAGTCGCCACCATGTCTTCACCACATCCGCGACAATTTGCGGCTGATTCACACACTGCCCTAACTGCGTCTGGTTAAACTCCCCGGCGTTAATATCCACCGAGGCTACATCGATGATGAACGGATGATAAACTTCGGATGGCACTAAAAAACCGCGATCAATTAGCTGTTGAACACTCGGTCCCACCACCAGCTTCTGCCAGTCGTTACCTAATCCCGCACTAAACGGTGTCGCACTCAAGCCCACGCAAATCACATCTTTAGCTTGCAGTAAACGATAATTGGTTTGGTAAACCGTGTGGAATTCGTCAATGATCGCAAAATCGATATCAGGAATTTCACGCTTAGCCAAGGTCTGCACCGAAGCCACCCACACCCTCGAATGCCGATTAAATCCCGTCCACCCCGCCGTGATTAGGCTGTGATCAATCCCAAACTGCGTCAACTTTGCGGATGTTTGCTCGACCAACTCGGTACGATCTACGACAAACAAACAACGATGGTCATGGCGCAATTGATGACGAATCAACTCACAACCTACCCAAGTTTTACCGCTGCCACAGGGCATTTTAAGCCCCACATTGATATAACCCTCGGCGATGGCAGTACTCACTTCCGTGACGGCTTTTTGCTGATAATCATGTAGTACCGGCCTCACGATTGGCAATAGCTCACCACCTCAATCGTACCCACCTGTTGAATCAGCGACACGATATTACGACTTTGACAACTGTTGTGACTGCAATGAAATTGTGGCCAAGCATCGCCACTTTTCTCCCAAATGATCGTGTCAGTCGTGGCTTTTTTCTGTGTTGTAGAATGATCCGTTCCCCACGGACAATAAACGGCATGCTTGCCTTGGCCCATCGAGCGTTTATACAAACCCATGTCGGTCAACATCGACACAATATCCAAAGTACGATAATCGCCTTTCTGGTTTGTCCAATCGCCTTTCTGCCTCAACTGTGGGGCATGGGGCAAGTGCAATACGGTGGGTTCCGTGAGGTCGAGGTAGTCGGCTAAGTCTAAGAGTTGGGCTTCAGTGACAGGTAAAAACGGTTGGGGTAGGTGGCAAATGGCTTGGCGTTGGGGGGTAGTCTCAGTATGGGGTGACTTGCGGTTGATCGTGTCGTAGAGGCGAAAGATGCGCGAGGGGTTGCAGACTTTTTGATCAAAATGCACCAAATCACTCTCGAACATTTTCGCCAACGACTGATAGATTTTGGTCATGGCTTGGGCTAATGCTGGCGTGGATTCGAGGGCACAACGGTACTGTAAATGTGCCCCATTGCCACTCATGGCTGTCAGCGGTTTGGGCCAACCGCGTTGCGTTAACCATTGTGATAATAAGCTCGATGATTGCAAAGCGAGGCTCACTTGATGCGCATTGGCATTGGTATCTTTGTCACGCACCGGATCAAAATCAAACGGAATACGACGAATGTGGGTGATATCTTGATCTTTTACTGAGCGGGTTTTGGGGTTTAATTGGTTTTTAAACGTGAAATATTGGGGATCAGGCCGATTTAAAGTCGTGTAAATGCCCAAATATTGATCCGTTTTCTTCAAGTATGACACTGCGTTCATCAAATGGTCGGGGTTGTCATAGATGCCAGCGGTCACATATTGCGCATTCATGACTCGCAATTCCACCAATTCACTGTCACTAAATAATGTTTTTACGTAATTTTGCATGCAATACTCACTCACTTTTTAACAAAAGGTGCAAATGAGTATGGTTGATTATCAAAAAAAGACCGATGCTCGTAAAAATAAATGAAAATAACTCAATTAATTGGCCACTGCACCTAGCCGTTTGTAAAAAAAGTTATCCACAGATTTCAGAAAAGCTGTCAGTAAATGCTTACATTCACTATTTCCTATTAAAAACCACCGAGGATTTCCCTCTCGAAAAAATGAACAATAAATCAGAAAATGAGAATAATCAGTAAAAACAGGAAAAATACCGTCCTATTTAAGCTGAATTGATGCTTTTGTGATCTTCACAAACCGCTTCAAGTTACCCCTCTATCTGTCTTATAAATCTCATATTTTCATTTAATATGATGAATTTTTAATCGATAATAATGGCCCGGTCAACGCAGACGTTAGCATTTAGGTAAGTTTCATGCACGTCGGCATTGACGTTAGAGGTCGTGAAGTAATCTGATTAATATGTCAATAAAAATATTAGGCGTTATGGTGGATATTAACACGGAATTCGGTGTATAAAGCAACGGTTGAATCCGATCATTTTTTGACCGTCTGAAGAAATGATAAATTGTGCCACTTACCTGTGGATAACCTGTGTATAACTTGTGGATAACTTGTGGATAACGAGGATAACTCAATATTTCTGAAAAACTGGAAGGGGAAACGTTTTTCGCGCCTGCGCGTGAAGCAAAAAGGCTAAGAACACAACCCTTATTTGGGAGCCTTCTCTACAAATTCCTTTCTCAAACCGCCACTGCTCCGTCTCCTGCTGCGCTTAATACTTACTTCGTCCACTGCGCACATCTTTTCGCCTTTACTACTCCCGACTAGGCTCATTCCGGGTGAGACAAAACTATCAAACCCATCGATCAATGTCAACGTCACTGCTACACGCACCATGGCCTGTTAACACCACCATCCTTTACGCCACACTTGACCCACTACACACTCATTGCGGTATAGACCCGCTGGTGATGTTGAGCGTAGCGAGGCATTTAAACGCCAAGGTGAGCGGTAGCGATCCTGTATGAACGCAGTGAATAATATCATTGCTTGAGAGTAGCCGAAGGCTTAACGAACTCATCGATGTGTCTGGTGGATGATCAGCACTCTGTCAAAACTGGATCAATCACACGCTCAAATGCCGCTGGCTGTCATTTTTGCCAAAATCTGCCCATGACTACCGATTTCTGTGCTTTAGCCCGTGAGCAGCGTTTAGCGCCGTTATTTGGCCGGATGCTGACGTGGCCGTGGCTGTTGTCCGGCATTACCGGAGTACTGAGATGTGTCAGTTTTGGCAAGCCTGTGCATCAGAACGTACCTACGTGCGTGGGTACGCATACGATACTTTGTCAACCTTATCCCCTGACTTTGCCAACCCTACGGCTAGATTCATCCATCCACACCCATTACAACATGTATACAGATGAATAAACTCACCACAATATTGATGCAAAATATCAAATAAATATTGATATCAAATTTTACATGTGCTAATGTTTAACCACTTCTCGATGTGCAAAAACGGATAACAAAATAAATGACGATTTCAAACATTGACGAATTCACGCAGCGGCAACTACAGTTATTAGCACGATACAAACCCGCTGCCCGTCGTATACTTGACTATCTTGTTGAACAAGCGGACAAAGACGGCTGGACGATGGTGACTCAACAAAATATGGCCGATACTTTGATGTATGCCCTTATCACGGTGCAACAAAATATTACGCTGCTAAAGCAACATCACTTTATTGCCGTACAGCGGCATGCTCAATGGAATGTTTACCGGATCAATGCCAAGTTGTTGGGCTTGTCTGCTCATCCACAACGATTCAGTGATCCAATCGTGTACTCACCCACTAAAAAAAAGAGGCGCAAGCATGGCAAGAAAAATATCAAGAATTAGCATCAACCGAATTTACAAATACATCGATTTAAACGACGGCGGATTGCGATTACTCGAAGAATTGAGAGATATGGCCGACAGTGAAGGACTTTTTAATCTCAATGCTGCGATCAAGGAAGACATTGCAGAAAGGTATCAGACACAACGGTTGTGGGTATCCGCGACCTTGCGCAAACTGATCAGTCTTGGCTTTGTGACTGATCTTGGCATGGGCCGCTACGAAATCGATTTATACGGCGATTTACTGATGCTAATCGACAGCATTAAAAATAACGAAGTCGATGAGATTGTCTTTGAAGTCACACTAAAACCGAAGGAAAACACCAAGTCATTCAGACTCATTTCTTTTCAATAATTGGGGAAAATCATGACCACAGAAAACGACACTAACAAAAATATGCAGCTTTGGAATAGCGTTTGTAAAACCAATCCCAACCACACCAAAGAAGTAAAATTTGGCCGTAAATTCACCGCCATAGATGCCTACTCTCAGATCGAAGCCGCCACCGAACAATGGGGACCATATGGTAGCGATTGGGGATTGTATGACATTGAATATACCCACTTGCACGAGTACAAAGTTTGTGATTTCAAGGCGAAAATGCGTTACTCTCAAGGAGGCATTGAGCGTCATTTTCCCATCAATACTTGCATCGAAACGCATAAAAATGTTAAAGGTGCTTTAGTTTTTGATACCGACTACGCAAAAAAAGCGGTCACTGATATGATCACAAAAAGCTTATCCTTGCTCGGATTTAATGCCGACGTTTTCATGGGGAAATTTGATGATAACCGCTATGTCAACGACATGAATAATGAATTTAACCCACTCTTCCAAGCCCCAAATCCGGCCCCTCAATCTGCACCCGCACTGGCCAGTCGTACTCAACCCACTGACAAAAAACCTGATCTTAAACTGGCCCAAGCCATTGAACGTTTATCGTCTGAAATCTTCTGTATCAAAAAAGCCATTGTCGAAAATGATCAGAAAAGTCTCAAAGAATACTGGGATGAAATCAGTGAAGTCGACCAGCGGTTGCTTTGGACAAAAGAAAGGGATTTCGGACCATTCAGCGATGTACAGCGCCACAAAATTCAACAAATTCGTGACCCAAAACCCAAGACACTTATTGCTAATACACCGGCAACCTACCCCATCATACTTAACGGTAAACCTAACCCACCCCCCCAATAAGGAATTATCTCATGCCCTCATACCAACAACTGATTTTAGTCGGACATATTGGCAAAGACCCCGAAATTAAACGCCTACCCTCCGGTGCTGCCATTGCCAGCTTCAGCATTGCCACCACTTATAAATTCAAAAATAAAACTACTGAGCAATACGAACAGGAAACCGAATGGCACGACATTACCTTCTTCGGAAAATCCGCCGAATTCATTGAAAAGCATGCTAAGAAAGGCTTACTTTGCTTCGTGCAAGGTCGCATGAAAACCAGCGTATGGACGGACAACAACGGCTTAGAACGACGGAATAAAAAAGTGATGGGGGATAAATTTGAATTGTTATCACCCCCACCCGGTGGGCAGCAAGGCGGTTATCAACCACAGCAGCAACAAGGGGGCTATCAACAAAACAACCCAACACCACCACCACAGCAACAACAGCAACAGCCATCGGAGTGGACTGATGACATTCCCTTCTGAACATAAATATATTCTGGTAGGTCATCAGCCCGTCCCAGAACCGGATACGCTCAAGTGGGGTAACTGGATTGAAAACAACAATAGAATCGTTAAACAAGATTGGTTTTTCGATAAGGTCGTTAAAGTGTCTACCGTCTTTCTGGGTTTAGATCACGGCTGGAATGGTGAACTGCAACTTTTTGAAACGCTGGTTTTCGGTGGTGATGATGACGATGAAATGACACGCTGCGCCACTTGGTGGCAAGCAGAAGCCATGCACGCCGCCATGTGTCGACAAGTTCAAACGCACCGACTTTAAATGGGTGACATATGTTTCACGTACCTGAAAAATTCAGAGTGACAACGGGGGCAATGGGTAGTGACGTATCCTACGGTAACAACGGATTATTTCAATTGAAAAATCCACAGTGTCTTACCTACACCCCCTCTAATCTAGTCAATGTCATTGCTTCCGATGGGGAAGACTGGGAACATGTGAGCGTCACCATCGGCCCAGCCACCAGAACACCCACCTGGGAGGAAATGAATCATGTAAAAAATCTATTTTGGGAGGAGGAAGATTTGGTGGTACAACTGCATCCCCCCATTAGTCAGTATATCAACCACCATAGTTACTGCCTGCATTTATGGCGCAAAGCGGGTACGAATGACTTTTGCGAAATGCCACCAAAGGACATGGTGTAAGCATGATCATCGGCATTGATCCCGGTTACGAGCAATCGGCTTATATCCGGTGTCGCTTAGGACAACCGTTAGACTTCGGGATCTTGCCCAATCGTGTACTGATGCACAAAATTAAAACGGAGGAATTTAAACAAGACATTGTGGTACTGGAAATTATGGTCAGCTACGGTATGCCAGTGGGACAAGAAGTGCTGGATACTTGCCGCTACATTGGCCAAATGGAGGAAGCCCTATTAAACCGCTGTCAATCGGTTAGCTTGATTGACCGGCGTGAAATAAAATTAGCGTTGTGTCATGACTCAAAAGGCAATGATGCTTCGATAAAACAAGCCCTGATTGACTTATATGGGCCAACTAAAGACAAAGCGATCGGTAAGAAAAAAACACCGGGGCCGCTGTTTGGCATCAAGTATGACATATGGCAAGCACTGGCCGTGGTGGTCGCTTATGAACGGAGAAAAGACAATGAATCAAGCTATGATGAAAATGATGAATGAGGCAAGCAGTCGTGAGATATTAGATTTACCGTTTGAAGACTATCTCATGATCGATGCCGTCTCTAACTCATTATTGAAAAAAGTGGATCAATCCCCCGCACACTCCCAAATCCCCACCACACAGACACCGGATATGTTGAGAGGTAGTTTAATTGACACCGCGATCATTGAACCCGAATTGTTTGATGCGCAATACGTGGTCAGTCCCACCACCGATAAGCGCAAAAAAGAGTACAAGACTTTCGTTAAGCAACTCGAAGATGAGGGCAATAAAAAGATTATCATTGGACAAGATGATTATGATCTTGCGCTGAACTGTGCCCAGCGTATCCACAGCAACAAAGACTTGGCCGCCATGCTACGACGCGCTAAAAAGCAAGTCACTATCCTTTGGCACGATGCCGAGTTCGGGGAATTATGCAAAGGACGACCGGATTGGATTGATGATCCACAGTGGAAATATCCGAATCCTGATCTCTCATTGCCCAGTCACCAAGCTTGCCTATGGGATCTAAAAAGCACTCGCTCATCCCATCCCCCCTTCTTCATCAAAGAAATCTACGACCGTTGCTACCACATGCAAGCCGCTTGGTATCTGGACGGGTACAACCTTTGCCACCCCAATGACCCACCCATTACTCAATTTAGCATTCTTGCCATCGAGAAAACCCCCCCCTTCGGTTACCGCATTTTTAATTTAAGCGCAGACTTAATCGAAGCCGGTCGTCAACGCTACCGCCAAACATTTAATACGCTAATGACGTGCCGGTTGGATGACGATTGGCCCTCCTACGACACGACACCGATTGAAGTGGGTAGACCAAAATGGATGTAATGAGCGTGGAAATTTATCAAATAGACAACCCCAATGTGAGTGAAAAACAGTTCATCACTTGGCTGAAAAAACAACCCGAACTGATTCAAAAACGGGGCAGAAGCCACCCCATTAACTATTTATTTAAGATCATTAAAACGGGGCAACTGGTGTCCGTCCACGCTTACCGAAGTGATGGCACCCTTGATGTCATCGTGTCAAGTGAACACAATACTGTTGCATTTGATTACATCACTAGGGGTATCAAACCCGATGGATTAGTGGCGGGTTACTTCAACGCTAATGAAGACTTGGCGCTGGCAGAAAACATCAAGCCTGCTGTAAGGGCATTATCATGAAGCACGAATTCAGCCCAGAAAGCTTGAGATCTGCCATGGATTTTATTGTTGAATATCTCGAACGTCAAACAGTAGAAGCGGATATCATACCCCTACAAGCCATGACTCACCTCATCAATAGCTTGCTAGCGGCTTCGATGATTTCGATCAGGATTTTGCCTAACATGACCGACGAAACTTTCCTTGAAATGATTAGGGCTTCTAGCCAATTGGCCTTGGTGGTTCATGGAGACATTACTGCTAAACCACAGAAAGAGACATCAAAACCATGACTGAAATCATCCTATTTATTCTCGTTACTATCGCCGTATTGCTTGCTATTTATGCATACATCATAACAAAACAGTATTGGGCATTGACTCAGCGGTTAGCCAAGGACATTATTATGATTGAAAAAAATAAAATAAGGCGAGAACGCAGGCATCGTGAACCATTGCCTCCCCCCACCACGACAACTCCCCCCCCACCTACTCCGACTCAACCTTTTGACTATCCTCGATCTGAGGCGAACCCGTCTTGTCACTCTGATAGCCGTTGTGATAGTGGAGGCGACTGATGAGTGAAGACAAAGCAAACGATAGCGGTCAATATCCCTCCGGTAAACTCTGTGGTGATGACAAAGGGGCTACACAAGTGGGGCTAAAGATCCATGACAATGCGGTCATTATTGGGTTCTCACAACCGACGAAGTGGCTAGGTTTTGATCCTGCCGTGGCCATTAAATTGGGTGAAACCCTCATCGAACTCGCCAATGAGATTAAGAAAAATGCCCACTAAAAATAGTAATGAAAGCCCTTTTCAACCTGCGAAGATTCAATCATTAACACAAGATTTTTTCACCCACTTGATTAAAAAAGTCCACTGCAAAACCCCCTTAAATGAATGCTACGTGATGAAGCATGTGGCTTTATTTAGCTTGCTTTACCTTCGCCATTTTCTCAACAAAAGACAGTACGATGAGATTGCAGCAGATATCTCAGCCGAAGTGGAGCAGGCCCATCAAAAAGTTGAGAAAATATTCCCAACCATTCATGCTGCGTCAAAGGAGAAACATTAATTATGGGCTTAAGTATCTCTTTAATTGAAAACAAACCCACTGTGATCTATGACGATAGCATCACACATAACTTAGTCGATATGGCCAAGGCTGCTAATCTTTATTATGTGCTTTGGCGTCCTCAAGAATTACAGATTGAAGTGGCGGCTGATTTAATCAAACCCTTGCAACTCGGCTTGAAAAATCTCACCACTGACCCTGAAAAATTCAAAGCCATGAATCATCCCAATGGTTACGGTAAATATGAAGAGTTAGTTAACTTAGTACAAAAATATCTGAGCGCTTGTCGAGAGAATCCAGAAGCCAAAGTGGAAGTTTGGCGATAGAAAAAGGAGGGTAACGTGGGAAAAACTTATGTCACTTTCGGGCAAACCCACCGGCATGTGATCGAGGGGAATATTTTCGATAGAGATTGTGTGGCTGTATTAGACTCAAAAAGCTGGGAGAACGGACAGGCCAAAGCGAGGGAAAGATTCGGCCCTCAATATTGCTTTGATTATTATGATACCCCTCCCAACATGAAACATTTCCCACGAGGATTTATCGACGCTGAATAAGGGAGTACTAAATGAGTAAAACTTATGTCACTTTTGGACAATGCCATTACCATGAAATCAATGACCAAGTGTTTGATCAGGATTGTGTGGCGGTTTTTGAAGTGAGTGATGCGGTGCAAGGACGATGTAAAGCTTTTGACACCTTTGGTCGTCAATTTTCTTTTGAATACTATAACGAAGTGCCAGACATGACTTATTTTCCAAGGGGATTGATCGAAGTCAAGCCGCGACCAATGCGACCAAAATGACAGCATTGAACATGAATGATTTGCAACAATTGGGCTATCGGTGGGTGAGGCAACTCAGTGATGGCACCTGGATTGGCATCACTGATTTACTCTACACCACGGCGATTTGTATCGACTTAAATGCAGAAGGTTATGAGAGTCGATACTGCTTTAAAAATCCTATCGACGCACTCAATCAATTTTTTGACATGGAACATATCGACAGTGAAGTGGTGGGATTCATTGCGCAACGACCGGCTTCTGCGACCGATTAAATAATGTTCCACATGAAACATACCTACGAATGCAATATTATCATCCGTAGACATGTTTCATGTGGAACACCTTACCACATTTCCACGGTCAGAAAAAACTCGGGTGATCTTGCGCCTTCCTCCACTATCTCAAAGCTGGGGCTAATCAACTGCACACAAAAAGCATTCGCCCAGTGATCCCAATGCACCGAAGTGATGTCAAACACTTCAGGAAAGTTAGTCACTTTCGCCCGCCCGACGAAAAGATTGACCAAATCCGTGTTTTTCAAAATGCAAATACTGCGGCGAGTACAGTCAATGTTAAAATGCTCTGCATTCAGATTGCCCAGACCCAGTACACTAGGATTCATCTGATGATAAGTGTTATTCACCGTGCATTTTCCTTTTACTGTGAATTACCTCTTTCAAGGGCTTGCAAACTTGATAGTGCGGGAACGGCTAAGCGGTTCAATACCCGGCTTGTTAACAACTCATTTCTGGGAGTGTCCGCCGCTCTGAGCAAGAAATTACGCACGGGTTTTGACTCGTAGATCCTGGCAGCAAGGCCCACCGTCCCAGCCAAAGGGAGCTTCGTTAATAATAAACCGGCGGTGACGGCTACATTATCTATTCCGCGTGAAATCACATCCTCATCTACCGACTTTTTCGTGGCCTGAATCAACTTAGTCAGTCCTTTTACTCTTTTCATTTCCTGACTGTTGAAGAAGATTTTATGCACCCTTATCACTTTTGACATTTCCTTAGAAAACAATTTAGGATTAATCGCACCATCCGCCACCGACCGTTTTATCACATCCTGTACCAAAGCTGATCTCACATGATCAATGCCAATGGGCCTTAAAATCCGAAATAAGTTTCTTGATTCCGATTCATTGGAATTTCTCAACAAATCGATCACCCGATCAGGCTCGACCTCGCCCACATCCAACGTTCTTCTCAAACGCGTTTGAGATAAACGAATGGCTTGTCTGCGATAAATATCATTAGCACGCCGATAAAGATCAGCAAAACGAATTTGTCGTAGACGCTCCGTTGCGCAATAAAACAAAATCTTGTAACTGTAATTGCATTTGTTCTTGAATAAGATTGGCTTGCCTTTTCCCTCTGGAACTCAGTTGGCTACGTACCGCTGGATCAATGCTCCCGAATCTTTCGCGGGTGGTGGTCAGTTGATCCGACAATTCACTGAAATTAAACCCCCGGCCATTGTGTCTTGGTCTCAAAGCCGTTTGTAACTCTTCAATCAATCCAATCGTGAAATTGTCCCGCTGCCCCCTAACCCCATTCAATTGGTCTAGTGATCGTTGAATTTGTCGGTTAATCGTATTCAGGGGAACATCACCCTGCGTATCTAATTGGAATCGTATTCGACCTAGTTGTGCCCCCGCGTCCCTTTTACGTTTATTGGCTCCTTCTCTCAACCAAGTAAAAACTTCATCGGCGGTCACATCCGGGGTACGATCTGACAATTGTTGAATCGCCTCTACCCTGGCCTCGCGTTGTGTCTGGCGATTACCTCCAGTGCCTGCCACCAAAACATTCCGCCCGATTCGATCTACAAAAGTAGGCACCACGCCGGTGACTAAATCGGTCGAGGCTACCTGAACCCCTTCTCGCTGCCCCGCTTCTACGATTTCTTGATGTGCTGGTGAGATATCACCGCCTACCCCTCTAACCACCTTGTTAGCCACATTGGAAACGAGTTGCCCCGCCCCCCCCGTTAAACCCGCAATGGCGGTTTGACCCACATCAACCGGCCCACCGCCCACCGCTCGATTGACATTCTGTAGCGCCAAGTCCACGCCCACACTACCGCCAGCATTCGCACCGATGGCCAAGGCACCGGCCCCCCTAACCGCTGACCCCGCAATCCTAGCCGCTCCCAACCCTGGTATAGCAAAAGCGGCCACGTCGATAAACCCCCTCGCTAAATCGCCACCACTAAATCCGGGCTTATTTAAAGCATAACTGCCTGATGGAAAATCAACAATATCGTTACCCTTCGCATCTTTTCTAAGTCGTGCGTCTGGAAACTGTTGTTGCAATATTCGTCTTAAGCGGTCGGTATCCCCCGTGGTAGCTAAACCGGCCATCGTTTGCAAAGCATTGCTATCGAGTGATCTTAATTCAGGGGTGAGTACACCCAATTCAGGGATCGATTCAATTTCTTCAGTCGTGCGTAAATTGCCGGTAACTGACTCGCCAATCGAATCAAAAAAACCTAGCCCTTTCGTGGGATCTTCACCACTGGGCACCTCAGTGAAACGCTGGGCTAAATTGTCGGGCAGGATAAATCCCCCCTGACCATCTGATTGCAATTGCAAACCCTCTAAAGACCGATTTTGGTCAAAAGAGGTGACAGGGGGTAACGCCGAAGAGGGGGTGGGTGGTTCAGCCTCAGTACGAGCATCACTAGGAAGCACAAACCCGCCTTGACCATCTGATTGCAGTTGCAAACCGTTTAAATTCTGACGTGTATTTTGTTGATGTAAGGGCATAACAATGGCCTGCCTTGGTTAAAGTCTTGGCAATGAGCGTAGTTCTGATTGACGCTGCCTGCGTTGCCGACGACTGGGCCGACTAGTAGGAGGCTTGACTTCTTGCACAACCCCCTCCGGTGAAATGGTATAAATTCTTGTCCCATCCGTAAACCGCTTTGAAGTGCCCCCACGTAGGGGTTCAACAAAATCGGGTAACGGCTGACTCTGACTCCCTTCTAATTGCTGGCCCGTCACGCCGAGCTGCGCCGGTGGGGGTAACGAATCACGCCGTTGATTTTGCTGACTACTCGATGGATCTTGGCTGACTTTTCTTTGTTTGCCCCGCAACAATGTCTCAGCAATCACATTCCATGCATGGGGAACCACGCCATATTTGTTTTGAAAATCAATAATTTGATCGGGATTTTCTGCCAAGGTGTTAATGTCACGCGGATCTATGTTGGGGTTATCAGTAATCCATTTATTAACCACCGCCGTTAATACCGCTTTTCTAGCCTGACGCAAAGATTCCATAAAAGCCTTTGCACTAGTAAAAGAGCGAATGGGTGCAAGGGTACTTTTTATGGTGTCCCCTTCAGAATTACTCACAGACCCTAACCCTTGCAATTGACTGACAAAAGTTTGGAATTTTTTGGCGTCAAATTCTTTTAATTTTGTTTTGAAGTTTGAAGCATCTGTTGAGGGAATAAAGCCCAAAAACCCCGCCGTATTAAAGAAATCACTAAGTCCTGGGTGATCTTCCAAATCATCAATCGTGGCTAACAATTCTTTACCATTGCTAGTGGCTTGACGGGCTTTTAATGCTTCTTTTCTTCTCGCTAACAAACTTTCTTGACTTAATAAATCAGCCGAAGAATCTGAGATTTGCTCGGATGTGAGCGTACCCACCAATGGCCTTAAATGATTCGGCACGGATGAATCGAGGGCATTAGAAAAAGTCCGCTGAGCAATGGATCTTTCCCGGTCTTCTCTCACCCGTTGCTCGGCTTTAAATTTCTCTTTCAATCGCAATAGTCTTTCCGCTTCGGAAGCACCCTGTAGCGCCACATCGGAGGCCCGTACAAATTGCGCTAGTGCTTTTTCGCCTGGATATTGTGAGGGAAAGGGTACGCCGAGTTGCGCCGCTCTCGCTTTGGCTTGCTCAAAATTAGCTTGCTGTTGTAGCTCATTACCCGGATAAGTTTGTAACAAACTTCGGCCTACAATGCCCCCCGCTTGACCTCTATCCCTAATCGTGGCAAGTTCCTTAGCTGATAAATTAGCCTCGCTCAACTTCCTGGCCGTCTTCGCAGTCAGAATTTCTTGCTTCCTAACATTTTGCTTCGCATTGAAATCATCAGTCGCCAGCGCATTAGCGAAAATCTGTTGTTTCCCACGGCGCTCACTGGCCAATGATTCTAAATCAAATCTACCTTGGCTAATATCCAACTGCTGTTTTTTGAAATCAACCGCTTGTTTCGCTAATTTATTGGCTTCAAAATCATTTAACTTTTGATTAACAATTCCAGCCACGCCTTGTGCCAAATTGACCCTACCTGTGGCCAGTTGGTCTAATAATCCCATGACAACCTCCTATCTAGGCACAAAACCTGTGGTAAATGGACTTGATTTTTGTTGCTGAAAAGGCAAGTTAGGGGTCGTGCTGCCCCCTGGTACTCCCTGTTGATTACGAGAAATAGTGGTATTAAAAGACCCGCCGTTGTTCTGATTATTCCCGCTGAAGAACTCTTTCGCCAAGCCTTGACCTGAACCACTCCCTAAAAACGTGCCGATTAAATCAATGATTCCCAGCGTGGTGTTCGTGCGATCATTTTGATTGCCTAGCCGCCTAGCTGCATCGATATCTAATTGCCTTAATCGGAAATCAGCATCAATTCTTGATTGGTTAATTTGTGAATTGGTTAAATTATTAAAAGCACGGTTCGTCGTGCTATTCAAGTTATTAAAGGCATTGTTCGCCTGATTGCCTGCGTCCTGAAAAGCGCCCTGTGTGGCACCTGATAAGTTTGAAAACCCGGCGGTGGCTTCCGTGCCTGCTCGTCCTTGCGCCAAGCCTAAACTTTCTAGTCCTGACAACCCCACCGCCGTCGTTTGTAATCGGCGAGTGAATTCATTTTGTAATTCTTCTGAGGCTAAGCCTTGCCCCTGCTGTTGCAACGCCAACAACACATTGCCGCCTAGCCCGGCCCCTCTTGATGCCGCTGCATTCTCGGTGGCTTGTTGACCTTGTTGAAAGCGAAATTGAAACCCCGGTGTTTGGCTAATTAAATTAGGATTTTGGGCTAACTCGTTCAGCGATTCGACGCCTCTGGTGCCAGTCTCCAAGAAAGGACTGGTGGCTCGTTGTAAGACATTGAATCGATCAGTCACTCCCGCTTGCTGTTGCTCAAACTGCGATTGGGACAAGGCAAGTACTTGATCTAAGCGGGACTGGATATTGTCTTGTTCAGTGTCAAATTGCAATTGGCTGATCGCTAACTGTTGGTCAAGATTAGCTGTTGGATCAATGGGAGCAGTATCATTGTTAGTTACTTCAGTAATCAATCTAACAATTTCTTCTACCTCTTCCCCTCCCCCTTCAATGGGTGCAAAATTATTATCGGGAGTGGGTGGTGGCGTGGAGGTACTTGTCTGTGATTCTTGCTCCAACGCCTTTTTAATAAGGTCAAGATTGCCATCAACATCTATCTGAGTACTTGAACCACCACCAAGACCAAGCCTCGGATCATCCTCACCTGAAATTAATATGTTATGGGAACCCATGCCCAAACCTCCTATAGTCGAATAATATGAATGGTATAAATCTGCGAAGTGGGTGTAATGCCTCCCCCGGTGGTATTGGCAAAAGACAAAGCCAACGTATCCACGGCGGTCACCCTTGGATTGTAAACCACCACGCCTACATCGTGCGTCACATAACTCAATGCCACCACCACATCATCCAATCGCAATCCCGCCACCGGCAAAGTTTGCTCGGCACTGCTATTAGCCGCCACCAAAGCAGGGGCCAACGTGGGAGTAAAACGAATGATTTGAATCGATTGATCGCTGATCGTGCTGAACCACCTCACCCAGCTATTATCGTTAACATCGACGGCGGTTTTGGGGACTTGTGGCTTAGCCATATTGATATTTTCCTCGGCAATTGCTCCTGCATGGCTCTACTGACCTACCTCCCTGTAGGCATCAGTCATGTTCCACATGGAACATGCTTACTGATCTATTTCGTGAATCTGCACCCATGTTCCATGTGGAACACTAAACACTTTGCGTAGAAACATCTACCTCCACATAAGCATTAAGGATGACGGGATTGACTGCTTCTGAGGTCGAGATTTCATACACCCTTTTACGTGAGGCCCCTAAATGGCGTTTGATCAAACGGATGCCATATTCACCCAATCCGCCCATGTCCATGAACTGATAATTCGACCAAGTAAAACCCCCATCGTCTGACCACCTTAATAACAACTGTGGATCAGGAGTAGCCAACGTGCCAGCGCCCCCTTCGATTTCAATTTCCAGCGCGTGGTGAAACATCATGCGGTTCTCTGCGCGGATGTACTGCGAGGTACGAATGTGCTTAATCACTATCCCATCATCCGTGAACGAATCATTGTCCATTTCATACAAAGTGCCTAGTGTATGGTCACCGACGATATTTTTATTACCGTAAAATAAATTAATGACTCCACGGTAACGATCTAATGCAGCACCCGCCGCGAGAAGACTCCACGTTTTCGTCGTGATGTCATACTGCATCGTTTTGTTGGCGCTGGGAAAAGTTAGCACATAAAAAGCATGTCCATTCGCCTCATATGAAAACCCGATAGCATCGGATAAAGTCGTCAACGATTGGATCAGGAAATCGATGGCATTGGTGGAAACGATTTTCGGATTGAAGCCTTCCGTGCGCACCACATGAATGCCACCGGCATTGGATTTAGCTAACCAAAAAATGGAATTATCCGCTTTGGCAACACTGGCTTTGGCCACCAAACCCCACTCGATAAAACCATTGGGCAAGGCTTGAAACACGAAGTTAGCTAACCCGGCATTGGCCCAAATCTCAGTGCTATCGGTGCCGAATAACCAGACCTCGCGATAGTTCACCACCATCTGAATCAGTTCGTCTGGTGACCGGGACGCTCGATCAAAATGCAAAGCATTCCAACCGTCATCACTACCACCATCATCAATTAAATCGGCATTAGCGGGATAAAAACGACTCGATACCCATTTGCCTGGGACACTGGGATCATCGGCAATAAAAAAGCCGTCAATGAACCCACACACCGTGACAGAGGCTGGAAAACTGGCATCAGTAATGGTCGCCCCCACACCTGAAGCATGATTAATAATGTAGCCATTCGCGCCATCCACCACAAAGATATCCGTACCATTATGTGCAAAGTTGACTTGGCCTAATGAGGTATTGAGGGATAACACATTGGTGGAGATCCCGGTGGCATCGACTCGATATACCACATTGTTAGACGCGATGTAAGCCTCATCACCAAAGACAATTCCGCCGCGAATGGGTCCAAATCCCACAGTGCTGAAAAGCTTCAACCCTGATCTTGGGTAGAGAACCACTGACTTATTTTGGTCTATCTCGACATACCAATTAATCAGGTCTTGTCGATTGGCCGTGATAGATCGGGAAGTAAAGAATTCGCCAGTAAAAGGGATTTTCATTACTTAGCCTTGAACTCAATTTCAAACCATGAAGTTGTGCCTAATACGGTAAAATTACCCCCTGAGTCCTTGATCACTTGCACCTCGAAATAATCACCAGCCGATATCTTTAACCATCCACTATCACTATTTATGGGAAAAGGACTGCCCCCCCCCGCTGCGCCAATTTCTATCCGTCCTGCCGCAAAAACGGTGGCCGTTGACCCATTCTTAATCGTTCTGGTTTGCAGCACATTTAAGGTAAACGTATCATCAATTCGGATGAATGCTTTAATACGAATGGTCTTAACCCAGGACGGTGGAGTAATCCTTGATGTATTAACAGAGGTACTATGCGTGTTCCAAACATCATCATCTTCATCATCCCACGCCATCGTTTGCCAAGCTGCCGCCCCTGGTAACGATATATTATTCGTCCTTTTTACTCTGCAATATTTTAATGAATCATCAAATTCATCGGTCACATGGATGCGATCAAAATTGACCACCCCTGGCGCACCCACCGCACCCAGTAATTTTATTTTCGCAAACACGAGCATGGATGACCCTGGGACAGAACCGATGACTCGCTCATAACTGGTCGATGAGACCCCACCACTGTCATAGGCAGTCACCGTGGTGACCAGTGTTTTGGTCGTGTTATAAATTTCGACTTGGATTTGATTCACTAATGTAGTGACAGAGCTTTTAATAAAAGCTTCAATCACCAAATCCAACCCCGTCGAGGTGGGGAAAAACTCACTCACGACGCCCCCCCCTCCCGTAGCATCAATCGAGGTAAATTTCAGGGCTTGATTCGATGTTTGGTTATCTACCACCAACTCAATTTTTGAGGTAGCGACCGGCACCATCGTCCAATGTCTAGGATAGCCGACGCCAGAGGCAAAGGAGGCGTTAAGCAGTTTGCCATTTTGGGCATACAGTGAGGCATAATCAGTATCCTTTTCCTGATTCATGACAATACGATCAAACCAGGTCGTGCCTGACCCAGCACTCGATCCATGCAACTCAATTTTACACCACACATCACTTCCCGTGGGGGTGACATTTCCGCCGAACTCGTTCCAGCTAACACTACTATCACCATTATTTTGCCACAATACCACCGTTGAATTCGCCACTTTACTTTGGTCATAAAATGCAATTTTGACGGCATTGGTAATACTGGTTAAATCACTTTTTACCATGCCATTTAGTGCAATCACATTGGATCGAGTGATAGGGATAAATTCACTAATCAGCGTCCCGCCGCCACTTCCCCCCGCCGTGAATTTTACGGCATGACTACCGTCGGATTGATTCGCCGTATCCACCGCAATCGTCGCCCCAGCAGCAGGTGACGATGTCCAATTGGTTAAATCGGTGGCACTCGTCTCAAAGGATGAGTTCAGTACCATTCCGGGGCTAGCTAGCGTCACAGGCGTTTCACTACTTTGTGCCCCCACCACCGTTTCAATCGGACTACTCGGCGGATCAGTATCACCCGCCGGTGCGGTCACTAAATCAATCGTGCCATCAAACCAAATTTCCGCCTCCCCCCTCGCATCCAAGACGATAGGGTTCGTGTGTGCCGCCACCTTCGCCTTGTCTTTCCACACCGTCTGCTTGTTGGTGGTGCCGGTGTCATACGTAAACACCAAGCCCCCCACCAGTGGATCATCGTTACCGTCTTTAAATCGATAGATCGGATTCGGTAAAAAGTTAATGGCCATTAGAGATGCCCTTCTTGGTAACCCACATCCGGCTGCACCAAAATACTCCCTTCCTCTTTAGCCGCTTGATTCGACTGATCTAGAATCAAAGCCGCTTCTTGAATCAATACCGCCCGTTCATCCAGAGGCAACTTATACTTCGGTGCTAACCGCACGGCCAACTGATAAATCACGGCATCCAACATACCCGGCAACACTTCTAGCGTCTGATTCATCACATCAATGTCATCAAACGGTTTGGCGTAAATCAGTTCCACGGTGTAAGTACTGGCCACGGTCGCATCCGGCACCGGCCACACGGTGATCGAGGTATCCGTCAACGTATTAAAATAAGTAAATTGTGTCGGCACTCCCGCCGTGCCTTTGTCAGAAATATCGTAATAAGTTTTTTCACTGGTGCGTACCAACATCACATCGGTACTACTCGCCGTAATGCGTGAGAAAGCTTCGAGTACCTTAATGGGCCGTGGGATCACCACATCACCCGTAGGGCCAAGTGTATAGTTCCGTTTGCCATTGACCAGCGGGACGGACTGCTGACTACGCAACCACGTTTGCAGCCCTTGCCCCTCCATGTGCTTGAGCAATAGATTCAAAGTGATCAGCCCATCACTGGCCTGTGCGGGTGTGGGGTAATCATCTTTGGGATCGAGTTGATTGATCAGTTTCAACGATTGCACAATCACGTAACTGGCACTAATCTGAAAATCGGTAGACCCTGATAACGTGCCCACATCATTAATAAAGCTGCTCATTGCGCACCCCCTGCTGAACCTTCACGCTTCTCATGTATGGTGGGTGACCCACTTAACGAGCGTGATATGAGTGAGGCTTGTTCGGGTAGAATTAAGTTTAACTCGGTGGTAAATAACTGCTGAATTTGTGCGACTCGATCAGGGGGCACCTTGTAATAAACTGACGACACATACGCTAACCAAAAACGAATCAAGCCCTGCAACTCTTCGGGCAAATCAAAATTGTCCGCTGTGGCCGTCATGATTTCGATGCGACGCCGAGGCCAATAATTAATCGAACCCGCCGCTGGAATGGGGTGCAAAAACACTTGGCGACTGGCGGTATTAATGTTCGCCTCAATGAAATAATACTTCGCATTCCCCGCTAATGCCTTATTACGAATATTGCGCCACTCTCTGATGCTCAGTTCAATTAACTGATGTATCGTGGTGCCATTGATGTGTTCCACATGATCCAGCCAAGCATGGGTGATCGGTACCGGGTAGCTAGTGGCCCCCGTCATCGCAATGGCGGTGCTTGATCCCACCGAAAACCATTTAATGTTGGGGATCGCATCTAAGGATTTTAAAATTAAGTTTAATGAAATGATCGCATCATTGAGCATTTCAGACGATAGGGTAGATCCAATCGTATGCACCCCCGTCAACTTCAATGCACTCTTGATCATGTCGTCGCGGGTTAACTGATAAGTGGTAACGCCACTCGTGGCCATGCTTTATTCTCCTATCTTCCCTTTTGATTTCGCCCCAATGTGCATGAGTACCTTTTTCTGCCCCATCGTTTTCGGCGGTTTACCAATCGGTGTTTTTGGGGCTTTAGCCGCTTTAATCGGCTGACTGGGATGCATCGGCATGGTTATGACTCCTTCTGTGAGGTGGTGACTTTGCGTTGATAATCCATCCAGCAACACTGCCCTGGTGGACAATCTTTTGCCTCCCCTTGAAACAACGTCACGGCTTCTTGTGCGTATTGCTGGCCCTCCGAACCCAAGACTGACAAATTAATCTTGCCCTCATCATGGACATAACACACCACACTGGGATGCATCGTCTGATTGATATTATTGATGTTTTTAGTGCTAGGATGACGATACAACACCAGCCTGCCCACGGTCGGTTTTATCATGATGACTCCCCTCTCATGAGATTTTTCTTTGGCGGTTTTGGCTTTTTCTTCACCTTCTTTTTACTGGGTTGAAATTGAATGGGAGTGCCTGGATTTCGCTTCGGTGTTTTACTGTGTCTTGGCATGGCTAAATCTCCTTAAGTAATATCGATTTTCGGGTTGTAGTTAACTTGTTTACCGGCTTCGTACTTAGCGACATGCAATACCGCTCGGTATGATCCGGCTTTGACGACGTTAATCGTGGTTGAGACTTTGACCGACCTTGCCCCCACGGGAGGGATTAACCATTTCAAAATCCCTGCCCCCGCCGATAAATCGGTGAAAGTGAGTCCAGCCATTTCTCGGTCTTCGGCACTGATCCAGCGAGTGGAATCTAACTCACCTAGATACATCACTTCAAGCCAACACTCACGCTTGGTCAGTGCTGTAGTAAAGTTTTCTAGTATTTCCAGGCTTAGTGTTTTGGCCCCGGTGCCAGCAAACCGACCGTATATTTCCAGTGACGCCAACCCATTCGCCAAGGTTGTGTTGGCTTTAATCGTCATCTTATGAGACAGCGACCTAGCCCCATCAATGTCGATATAATGATTCGCCCCGTTATAGAACGTGGTGAGATCAATCTCCACATCCCCTCGCAATCCATAGCGAGCCGAGACGTAAGTTTTATTCCCATCACTGCTATTGTGGAGGTAAATAAAACAACCATCTGAAGCAAATTCGTCAGTATGAATCACCTGTCCTGCTGGCAATTTACAGGCGATAAAATGCCAGACGCTACTGGTCTCTGGATCACCATCATCCACATTCACTAAAACAGGCATCGAAGTCATTTGAGAGAAATCACCACCCACAATATAAACCTGCGTATCTTGTTCATCCGCCACACGGAATAATCCGTTAGGATCAGCACTTCCTTTGAAAACGCAATCTGTCATCCTAATAACATTGCCTTCTTGTCTTAGCTGACCACCTGAGACTGTCCAGTCAAAAGTACAACGTAAAAATGTGGTGTAGGTACTACCAATTTGTGATCCTGCATTACCCAGTTCAAACCGAGAACCGCTATCATTTAATTCAAAATAACAATCAATCATATTCTGATGGCAGTTACTATAACGCAGTGAAATATTATCAAAGGCTGCAAAGAAAAACCCTGCCATCAAACCATATAAATCAAGTGAGCCATCAGAAAATCGTAGGTCAGCCCCTGAACTGGTTAAGTTATATTGTCTAGTATCTGAACCCGTGGTCGGACTATAAGTATTTGTCGCTCGGTTCATGCGATAAATCACAATGTTATTATTGATGCTGCTATTGGTTGCCCCAATATTGTGAGTCCCTGTGACTGACTCGGTATGATCATCCGCCACCCAGACTTCATCCCCCACCGTCCAAGCATTGTAAGCGGTCGCGGCTGACGTATAAGCATCGGCCCAACTCGTGCCAGCATTGGCCCCCACTGCGCCAGAGTAGGCATAAATAATGGCCATTAATCCACTCCTGTAAAAATACCAAACCCTGGAATATTAAACCCCTGAGTCCCACCGATTTCTAAAAACATGCCTAAGCCTGCGAACTGGTAAGGGATCACTCCCGCGTTATCATCCACCAAGGCTTTGGGCCGCGTCCAGGGCGGTCTAATGCCGCTGGGTTGGCGCACTAAAAACTCTTGCGGATTACGCACCTCAAAACAACGCTCACAAGCACGGGTGTTGCGGTAAGTGAGCGACAATTGGCTCGCATAAAACGTGAAGCCACACACATCACAGACCGCTAAATAATCCCCTGGCTGATAACGCTTGATCGATGCTAAATTGCGATTACGCATCTTAAAATCCCGTCCACAATCCCACCACGGTCGGGGCCGTGCCACCTGTCAAAGTGATTAAATTTAATCGTACATAATCCACCAATTTATCATTTTGGTGAAATAAGGCCGCTTGTGCAGTGATGTCTGCCGCATCAAACGTATATTGTTGTAACTGAAACCAAGTCACCCCATTGAGGGAGCCTTCTAAATCCACCACCACCACGGTCGGTGATCCAGTCACCATGACTTGCACGGTGTGGGACACAAACCCATTATTATTTTGAAAGCTTTGACCCACCCCCGTGGCGGTCACTGCATTGAGTAAAATCACTGACATTGGATTATCTCCTTAAGCGACGCCGACGCCGATAAATATTAGAATGAGTACTCACACTGCTTCGTGCTAAAGTGGCCTCACTAAAAGTGAAATGGGTGCCTGATTCGGGAACACGATAACTCGCGTCTATCCCTATCGCATTCAGGGTGCCGGTGTGGGGTATTCGGTAACGATTGATATTGAAATTGGGTTTGAGGGGAGACACTGCGACCGACCCCGCCCGTGCAAACGTACCTACCTCTCCCCACCGCTGACTGCTTAACTCCGTGGCATCATTGAATGTCCCTAATCCTGGTACTCGATATTGCTTTGCCATTTATGTCACCGTAACCACAGGGTTCACCAACAAGCTTCGACCCAACTCGTATTGATGCAACACGACTTGTACCGAGTACAGCCCAATCTTGGTATTTGTGATGGCTGCCGTTAACTGAATAGACCGTGAACTGCCAGGAGGCGCATTCCAATTACCCAATCCTGACCCAGCAGCTAGGGCTGTATAAGTGGGTTTAGCCGTTTCTTGCTGCGAATCCACTTGATGCTGCGTCGTCGTACCATTCCCCAAATACGACACCAACAGAAAACAATCCCGTTGAGTCAAAGCCGTGGTGAAATTCTCCAAGCCCTGTACTGTCAACGTCGCTGCTCCGAGGGTATCTAATCGAGCTAAAAATTTATCGCCCAACAACCCACTCGCTATCCCTACCTCGGCAACAGGCACCAACTCATGGCTTAATGGTGTGGCCGTATCACTATCGGTGTAGGCATCCGTGGCTAAGTAGTAAGTTAATTTGTTGGTTGACCAAGTGCCACGATAAGTAGTTTTCTCATTGTAATCATTATTACTGCCATCATCACTGGCCTCCAAAGCATAGCTTTGATCATCATTCGTCATCGCATCTCCCACTGGCACAGCGGTTTTCATGCGACAATTGACCAATTTCACTTTAAATTTTCTAGACGCTGCCCCCGCAAACCCAATTAATGGGCCATTAGACAAATGGGTTAATTGAGAAAAATCACAACCCTGACAAACCATATCAATGTTTCTTCCTGCCGCATTTCTTTGGAACAGTCCTGCCGACACTACATTGCCCAAAAAAGTACAGCCGATCAGTTGTGGAGAGGCATCTAACTGAATAAACGAACCGGATGCATGGGTAAAATCAAAAGTGCAATTAAGGAATCGAGAAAAAGCAATTTCATCATCCAACAAAAAACGACCAGAGGAACCAAACAACGTAAAGTGACAATCCGTAAATTGATTGTTCCCCCCAAAATTAAATTTAATGTCATCTTCAACGTTAAATTTAACCCCCGTCCAGCTCATCGCCCCTCGAAGTTCTAAATCAGAATTAGCCCCTGTGATATCAAAAGCATTGGTATCTGATCCATTGGTCGGACTGTAAAGCTCAGTACTACTGTTGACCCGTGTGATTTTCATCAAGTCAGCCAAAGAAGTATTGCCCAACGTAATACTCAATGTCACGGCACTCACTTCACTGTGATTGTGTGCCATGTAACATTCATCATTCGCCACAAAAACCGCAGAAGCGGCATTCAGTGTGGTGAAAGCATTCACAAAACTGGTGCCGTCGTTCAATCCCGCTGCATTCGAATCGACGTAAATAATGGCCATTTTTCCTCCCTTGACTGGGGCCAGTGGTTAACTCACCCCAGTTAATTATTTCATGAAAAAAAGAGGATTAAGTGCCAGAATTACCGTAGATGCCACGCTTGTTTGAAGCACCGAACGCATAACGAGAGTACGCCATGTATTGGGCATTCATGGTGGTGAACTCATTATCAATGAACAGTTTTTCCGCTTCACGCTCCACGTACTTCATGCCTTCCTCGACATCGGTACGCACAAACCAGGCATTGGCATCGGACAAATGACGGCCCACGGTGAACCCGTTTTTAAACAGGTTCATGTCTTTAATCGCATTGGTATCATGGTTAGCGGAACCACTGCGCAAGTCCGAGAACAAGATACGATGCGCATTAAATTGATCACTGCGCGTCACAATCAATTGTGTAGGAATCACTTCCATGTTGATGCCATTGCCATCAGGAAAGCCACCGATGTCAATCACCGCTTGCTCTAGCGTGGCTTCACTTAAATCAGCAAAAGCCGCTGGACGATTACTCCAAGTCCCGCCTGTTTCCAGGGGATGAGCGGCTGAAATCAAAGCCACCCCATCGCCATAAGTCACGGCACCGTTGAACGCATCGTTATAGATGTTGGTGCCCACGATGTCCCGTGTTTTACGACCGGATCTTCCCAAATATTTCGACATCTGCTTGCCTTGGGAATCATACAGATCATCCATCACCATTTCGTGCGTGATGTTGATGCCCAGTGCATAAGCCACCATCGTGTAGCGATCAATAAAGCCTTGGCTAATCGTGTCGAATGAAATGGGGCTGCCTTCGGGTTTCACCGGCATTAAACCGGAACCCACAATGCCGATGTCTTCAAACGAATAACGCTCGGTCGTGCTGACATCAAACAACAACGAATGCTGCTCTTCAAAGTCTGCGACGGCTTCCATATACCAAGCGTTGACGCCGGGGAAAAGCCGTTTCGCTAATGTACCTGTTGATACGGTTGACATAGTTTATTGCTCCTTAAATACCGTTAACCGAACCAAGATGAGACTCACCACTGTTCAAGCGAACCCGCCACCGGGTGCCGACATTGCCGACATCATTTTCGGGGGTTTCTGGGTGACTCACTAAGCGGAATTGGGCAGAACCGGCCACGGTTAGGGTATCGCTGTCTAACTCCACTGCCGCCAGACCCGTTAACGTACTGCCTGCTGCCACCACAATATCCAAGTTGCCGCCGATATCAGATAAAGCCAAGGTAGATACCACGCCGTCCTCTTGCGCTTCATAGAGAATATCCGGCCCCACGGCCACCATCACTGTCCCCACTGTTAACGCGGGTAGGAAACCTGGGTGCAAAGTTTGTGACACCGTTTCGTCAATCTGTACCGAGACGACAACCCCTAAAATAATATCACCCGCTGCACTGGCAGCGACATTACCATCCGCCTCCAGTGTCACGGGGGAACCTTTAAAAATGGCGGCGGCATTGAGTACATCTACCGTGTAGGGGTAGACCATACCAATCCACGCCGAACCGTTGATGGTTGACACAGGACGTAGGCCATTGGGTCGATCAATTGGTGGTGCCATGATTCATTCCTTTAAAAAATTAAATGGTGGTTGGGTATCAAGTCCCCATTTTCTCGGTGACCTTGATACCGCCGTAGACGCCAGGTGTGTTCTTGGCTTCTTTGTCTATATTCATCTTCGATAACTTCACAGTGTCGTGATAAGCTTTTCGATCTTCGGCATACCATTCTTTCTTGATCACCATCAGAAAAGCTTCCACCCCACCGCCCACATTCTTACGATACAACTCGCCCGATTGCTTAGCATTTTTCACGCCCTGATCCCCCTGTTTTACCTCCCCACTCACGGCCAAAAAATCCCAGCCGTGGCGAGTTTGTTGGTAAATGCGATCATTGACATCATTGAACCAGCGGCCCGTATAGCCTTTAGGCAACTTCACCGTGGGCATCACGTCGCGCTGTCGGCCAATCATCGGTCTTACCCGCTGGCGTTTCACTACCGTTTTCTTACTCGGTGTGGCCGTGGGGGGTAGGTCTGGTTCAGTTGCTTCGGTGTTCTCATTCATGCGCTAAAATATCCTACGTTGTCTAACTGTTCGATATATTGCTTTTCTGTCAAAGTGCCTTGCTTGACTAACTTTTGCATCGTCTTATAAGCATCATCGTCTAAATCCCTGGCGGTGAAACGAGACCGATTAGAAGCGGCTTCTCGGGTAGAAGATTGATTATTACTGCCCCCTTCCACTGGGGAAGCTTGTTGCCGACGTTGATTGGTAAACTTTTGCGGGTAAGCCCGTTTCACCGCCGCTTCTGTCTCATCAATGATCGAGTCTTCCCAATAGCCCCGCTTCTTACCCAAGGCTTGCGCGTAACTCTCGGCAAACGCCGTCATTTCCGTGTCCTGATTAAACCAAGTATTTTGCTTTTGAAACTGCTCTATCCGCTCATTTCTGACCGGCGGCGGGGCTTGTTGCGCTTGGGCTTGCTGGGCTTTTTGTTCCGCTTTCATGTCAGCAATCTGATCGGTAATTTCTTCCGCTTTGTCCGTGTCCTCTTCTTCCACTGCCACTTTGCGAGAAGACTTTAAAGCCGCCAATTGTTGCTCGGCCACATGCTGCACCAGCTTGTCGTTTTGCTGAGAAATTTGGTTGATCTGAGAATCCCGACTGAGAATCGTTTGATTCATGTCGACGATCCTTTTCTTTAGCGGTTGCGTGGCTAGAAAAGTATCCCTGTCTTGCCAAGCGTGAGATTTACCCTGCCAGTCTTCCTCGGCCACATACCCTAAGTGTTGCGCCTCCTCCTTTCTCGCGGTCTCACGCGCCTGTCGTTTAACTTCAAAGTCGTCTCGATTTCCTTCGCGCTCGTCTCTTGCCTCGCGCCGATTCGGTAGTGATTCAGGTGTCGAATGATCCAACTCTTGATTTTTATCCGGGTTCGGTGCATTGCCACCCTCGTTTTCACGTCGTTGCGTGTTACCACTTTGCGTCTCTACACTCATCTGCATTCATTCCTATTCAATCTATCAAGCGGCTAAGCCACCCATTTCATTCCCCGGTGGGTTCGTCACTGGCAAATCCACACTC